ATAAAAAACAGAATCAGAGGGAATGGGGGAGTATCAACATTAAACAGGTAATCACCAATATGAGCACAATTAATTTAAACGAACTCCGCGACCGGGCATACAAAATTGCACGAGATCATGGTTTTCACGATGAAGACTGGAGCAATGAGCATCTTCTTTGTTTGGTTGTTAGCGAACTGATGGAAGCGGTTGAAGCAGATAGAAATGATAGCAGAGCCAATATGATAGGCTTCGAAACCTGCATAAAAAATGCTTATCATGATATTGTTAGAAACAATTGGTTTCTAAAGTCTTATAGAGACAACATTAAAGGAACCGTTGAAGAAGAATTAGCTGATATAGTTATTCGCCTCCTTGACCTTGCAGGAATTCGTTCAATTGATCTATCGGAATTACAAGAGCCATTATTGGGTAAATTCAAGGATAATATTGAATTTACCAAATGGAAATATCAGATTAAAGAGATGAGCTTTACTGAAATAATATTCTGCCTATGTTCTCTTTTAACAAGCAGAGAAAGTATTGAAGATGTTGTCAGATCATCTATAGTGATAATATTCTTACATGCTGATATATTGGGTATTGATCTTCTTTGGCATATTGACCAGAAGATAAAATACAACACACTCAGACCTGTAATGCACGGAAAGAAGTATTGATTAACAATAAAAAGTATGGAAAAAGTTTTTATAACTAAATATGCCTTAACAAAAGGCATATTGGAAAAAGAAGCGGAAATATGCGATTATGGAAATGGACATATAAGAGCATACGTGAAAGGAGAGTTTTCGAGTTATTCTTTAGGCAAGGAATGTTTTAAGACAAAAGAACAGGCTATGGAAAGAGCCGAGAAGATGAGATTAAAAAAGATTGCTTCTTTGAAAAAACAGATAGAAGCATTGGAAAAGATGAAATTCAAATAGATATGAATGAAAAAGAATATTTACAGCAGGAGTTAAATGAATGGTACAATATTCAGAGCACATTGTTGAATTTCTTAAGTCGATGTAGTGATGAAACAACAGCCTTTGTACGAGGTTCTCTTGAAGAAATTGCAGAGAGTTTAGAGACAGAATAATAATTCACTTTACGAAATTAATTGGCTGAACGCCACTATTAGCAAGGGTGTAGTGGATCACGACGCCCTCTGGCTTACAATGGCTTATTATTGCACCCAGGATTGACATAACGAAAGAATAAAAATAATTGAATATGAACGGAGAACAGATAATACCGCCAATTACTGACCCATTGGGACAGAGTTGGAAACAACCTCACAGAAGGTTTATCGAATTGGATGATACCCACGCTCTTATGAGTGAGCAGACTTTTAAAGCTCTGAAAGAGTATTCCACCACAATACCTACTGGAATATATGACGGTAAAATATGGAAAGAGTTTGCAAACGGTGAGTGGTATCTTGTATGGTTTGCTCCTGATAAAGACCCTGACAAAGCGCGTATAGAGAAAAGAAAAATATTAATAGCGTAAAACTAATAAAAACGGAGGTATTATGTGTATATTCAAAGAAATCGGCAAGTTCGTTAAAAACGGCGCCTCTGTTTTCAATGAAGCTTCGAAAGGAAGTTACAGCCGTCAATCAGAAGCCATTCGCTCTATTGAAAAAGAGTTATTTTCAAAAGATGATGGTTCGTTCGTTGATGACAAGCGTAATCTTGCCAAGGACAGGGAGAATGTAAATCGTGACATTCGAAACTCTTACAACAAATTGCAGTTACATAATGGGTAAGCAAGAATTAAAAAGAACTGAGCCGGAATAGCTCATTTCACAAAAGAAACAAGCATCCGAGGTGTAAACCTCGCCTCAGATCGGCAACCGCAAATCTTGAAAGTGGTAGACCTTGACATTTGCAATGGTCCGGTAGGCAGGAGCACGGTAGGGTGAGTATTAATAATCAATGTTTAATTAATCAACTCCGCTGTTAAAGGACAGTGTCCGGTGAGAGACCGGTTATTTTGTTTCTATTTATTATTTCAAACAACATCCCGGTGTACTTTGATAGGTTATCCGGGAACAATTACCGCCAGGAGGCAGGCAACAGGGCGCATAGCTTAATGGTAAAGCGTCCCCGACCGGGGAAGAAAGGGGTTCGATTCCCTAGCATCCACAAACACTTTAAATAATAAAAGACATGGGACAAGAAAATCAAACAACAGAACTGCAAATATCCCAAGCTAAGCAAGCAGCCGAATTTGCACTTACTCCGGTCGGACAGATGGTGAAACAGTTCGAGGTCATGCAACGCATGGCAAAGATGTACACGGAAAGCACAATCGTACCAGAAGCCTATAAAGGCAATGTTGGCAACTGTGTGATTGCGATTGATATGGCAACACGTATGGGCGTGAATTCGCTGATGGTCATGCAAAACCTTTACATTGTCAAGGGCAACCCCTCATGGTCGAGCAAATTCCTTATTGCTACCATCAACATGAGTGGTAAATATTCATCCCTACGATACCGAAAACGAAGTCTCGGTAAGGTCGGAAAGATCAAATATAACGAAACGGTTTGGGATAATGTTGCTAAGCGTAATACCATAGTGGTAAAAGAGTTTGACGGTACAGATGTTGACAACATTGAATGTATTGCCTACGCAACTGAACTTTCTACAGGGGAGACACTTGAATCCGATCCTATAACGATTGAAACGGCAATTAAGGAAGGATGGTATACAAAAACCGGTAGCAAGTGGGTTACAATGCCAAGCCTTATGCTTACTTATCGTGCTGCTGCATTCTGGCAACGTATGTACTGTCCTGAAATCAGCATGGGATTCTTGACTAAAGAAGAAGCTGACGACATACAGGATGTCGAATATGAAGAAATCAAGCCCAAAAACAAGCTGGCCGATCTGGCAAGCAAAGCAGCCGTCCAAAAAAAAATGGAAGAACAGCAACCATACCCGGTTGAAAAAGCAGAGACGGATAGTAAACAACCCTCACAAAAAACCCTGTTATGATTGATAATGCAGCACAGCATACGATAGCTTGGTTCCGCGCCCGTCATGGGAATATCACAGGCAGCAATGTCGGCTTACTAATGAAAAGCGGGCGCACGGACATCTTTTCTGAAACAGGGAAAAGCTACATATATCAAATAGCATCAGAAAGGGCAATGAATCCGGCTATCGTTAATGACGATAGCCAGTTTGCCGAATATCTCAAGCAAACGGAAGTGACCAGCAAGGCGATACGATGGGGCAACGAACAAGAGGCGGATGCTCGCAACCTGTATGCCGAAATATCCGGTCTGCATATTGTGGAGGTCGGTTCGTGCAAACATCCTACCATTCCACATTTTGCCAGCAGTCCAGACGGTTTTTACTACGACGAGAACACCGGCATAAAGTCCTGTCTGGAAATAAAATGTCCCAACCAGGCAACATTCATGCGCTACAAGAACGAGATTTATGACAACGCATCCCTATTAAGCGTAAAATATGAATACTTCTACCAGTGCATGGCACACATGATGTGTACAGGGGCGAAAGAGGTATATTTCATTGCCTATAATCCATACCAATCCGATCCGATACACATCGTCCGTATCCTGCCGGATGAAAAAATATTCGCGGAAATGGATAGGCGTATACGCCTTGCTAACGATTTGATAGATAAAATAATTAATTAAACCCAATATGAAAACACAGCAGTTAATAACAATAAAAGAAAGCGACCTTGAACTGGTCGTTAGTGAAAAAACATTAGGTAGCCTTACTACTAATGCGATCCAAATCAGAGACATGGTAAAATCAACTCTTCCCATGTACGATATATCAAACTATAACGATGACAATATCGACCAGGCGAAGAGAGATAAAGCTGCTCTCAACAAGGCGGCCAAACTTCTCAACTCAAAACGTCTTGAAATCGAAAAGGAATTTATGAAACCTTTCGGGGAGTTCAAGGAAGTTGTGGCTGAAACCGTAAAATTGATTGGCGAATGCTCTGCCAAGATTGACACGGTAGTCAAGCAGAACGAACAGCAGTATAAAGACAAGAAACTTGCCGTTATCCGTTCCTACTTCGACGATGGAAATACGACTCTGATCGACTTTCGGAAAATCTTCAAGCAGGAATGGCTTAACAAGTCCACAAGCATGAAAGCGGTACAAGCAGACATTGAAACGGTTTTCGCTAAGGTTGACGAAGATCTTGAAACGCTTAAAGGCTTTGGCGGTGATGATTTTGACGTACTTCGCACATACTATATGGACACGATGAACATTGGCAATACCATCCAGTATGCTAATCGTCTGAAGGAACAACGCGAACGTGCCCAAGCAGCAGAAGAAGCACGTATCAAAGCTGAACAGGAACGAAAAGAACAGGAAGAAGCACGTAAGAAAGTAGAAGCAGAACAACCCAAAGTTAGCCAACCCAATCCTTTTAATACGGCTAATCAAAGGATGAATGGGCAACCTTCTTTTATGGATCAGCCTAAAGAACAGCCTGTGCCGGCACAGCCGGAACTTCTAACTCGTGCCTTCAAGGTCACAACAACCCGTGAAAATATTATCGCTCTCGGCAACTTCATGAACGAACACGGCATTGACTTCGACAAGATAGAGGTTCCATGACTTGAGGATGAAGACAGGATAAGTAAAACAGATATTAAAACAATCATAGGTCTGCTCAATCGATCGCAAGTACTAATAGACGCCAACTGCTCTAAGCCGGTCGATCTGGATGTAGCCCGCAGATGCAGGAAGATGGCCCGTAAATTAGAAAGGAGCTTGAAATGAATGATTACGAATACATTCCGGATTGGAAAGTCTGGGAATAGTCGAATAGTATGTTTTGCATGGTATTAGTTTAGGTTAGTTTCCCCTTGCCGTCCGTGAGGATATGCAGGGGAGTTTTGGGACGAAAGGAAGTGATCACATAAGCCATGCGTCAGAGCGGTTCGATTCCGCTCCGTCCCACAAATAGGTTGAACGAATTAAAAGAAATAGATTATGATGCACAATTGGTTTGAATGTAAAGTCTCCTATGAAAAGATAATGGAGGACGGAAAGCAAAAGAAAGTGACGGAGCCCTATTTGGTTGATGCCTTGTCGTTTACAGAAGCAGAGGCTCGTATCATCGAAGAATTAACCCCTTTTATCAGCGGTGAGTTTGTGATAAAAGACATCAAACGGGCAAAGTTGTCCGAGATATTCTTCAATGAGAATGGCGACCGCTTCTATAAGATCAAAGTCTACTTCATTACGCTTGATGAGAAAAGCGAAGCTGAAAAGAAAACAGCTACACAGATGCTGACACAAGCCTCCAATTTGAAAGAAGCTATCGAAGTGCTGGAAAAAGGAATGAAGGGCACTTTGGCCGATTACGAAATTGCTTCTGTCACCGAAACCGCACTCATGGATATATTCCCGTATGATGCCGAAGATGACAAAGATACGGATAAAACAGCCGACGCCAACAATCCATCCGTCCGCAAATTCTTCCAGTCCCTACCTGAAGGGTGTAAGACGGAAATCACCGTATCGGGAAAGAAGATCATCGTAGACAAGACCGGACGTGACACGGTTGTAACACCTTCTGGTGAAGGATGAGAAAGGAAACAGCTCGATGGATTTTGGATACGACATACCGGACTATGAACCGGATGAATACGATAATTACGATTACGAATGAGACATATAGAAGATCAATTACAAAAGTCAATAGTCAGATGGTTCGATTTGCAATATGCGAACCTCAGACACTTGCTGATACACGTTCCTAACGGAGGCTATCGCAATGCAGTCGAGGCGGCGAAGTTTAAACAAATGGGTGTCAGAGCCGGGGTCCCGGACCTCATTTTGCTATATCCAAATAAAGAACACCCGTTTATGGGGATCGAGTTGAAGGCCGGCAAAAACAGGCAATCCGTACACCAGAAGGAATACGAAGCTGAGTTTGGTCGGATCGGCGCCAAATATGTCGTTGTCCGTTCGATCAGCGAATTCATGAAAGTTGTGAATGAGTACTTAAATAACGTATGACGATGGAGAAAGAGATAAAAGAAATAAGCGATTATCTAAACACCACCTGTTCGAACAATCCGGCGGAAATACAAGAGCGCATATCCGTCATCATGGTCTACATGATGCGTACCGGCGAAATGCTCGCAGAGGCAAAAAAAATACTCCGGAAGAAAAAGTCTGACGAAATACAGAACATGATCATCCGGATAGCGAAAGAAAATTGCCTATCGGCCAAAGTGCAGAATGCTTTACTGGATAGTATCGCGGAAGACGAATGCTATCTGGTCGACCGATTGGACCGACTCAATGCTTCTTGCACGCATCAACTGGATTCACTTCGAAGCCTGCTTAGTTACGAGAAGGAATCGCTTAGACTCAATAAGACAGGATATTGATAAAGTGGAGAAGAATTTATGATATGGCAACAAGAAAAGAGTTGACAAGCTACTTTCCTCATGACAGCAATGCAAGAAACTCTGACAAACTTATACGGCTTAGAATGCGGCATAAAGCTGCCGGTTACGGTGTTTACTTTATGATCCTTGAAAGATTAAGGGAAGAACCGGAATACACGAGTGTCAAAGATTATAACATGATAGCCTTTGACCTTCGTGAAGACACTTCCCTGATAAAATCAGTCGTTGAAGATTTTGGGTTATTTGTCTTTACCGATGACGGTAAGTACTTCTACTCCGAAAGTTTCAAACAAAGAATGGAGATTAAAGACGAACAAAGTAGAAAAAAAGCTGAAGCTGGAAAGAAAGGTCTTGAAAAAAGGTGGGGAAATAGCAAAAATATAGCAAATGCTATCGAAAATGATAGCAAAGCTATAGCAAATGCTACGGGAAATGATAGCAATAAAAGAAAAGAAAAGGAAAGTAAAGAAAAAGAAAGTAAAGAAAAGTATCCTCCCCCTCTATCCCCCGCAGGGGGAAATGGAGGATGCGGAAATAATCTTTTTTCTAAAGATTCCAATACAGATGGGATAGAAAGAAACTTCGAAGGACTGACCAACAGGCTGAACAGATTATTTATCCCTCCAGACGAGTTCAACATCATTTGCCAATTGTCGAACAATGGAGAAATAGGGCATCCCATTTGGACCATAATCCAAGCTGCTGAACGAGGAGGAGCTCGGCTGCACTCTCCCGGCAAATATATTATTTCAGAACTCAAAAAAGCAATCAAGAAATGAAAATCAATGTTTTCAAAACTCAATGTAAAATAGGTTCATCTGTCAAATACAAACAGAAAACAAGAAAAGTTGTCGACATAAACCGAAGTACCAATGAGGTTTGTTTAGACCGCCGTCTGTGGGTTCGTTGTACAGAGGTTGAGTTATTAACATCGGAATAAAAAATATATGATCATGCAAAAAGACTGGAAATTAGAAGAAATAAAGCGCCTCGAAAAGGAGCGCGACAGGAATTTGGCAATACACTGTGACTATGTGGCCGCTAAATATCAAAGGATGATTGATAAGATTAAGATCAAGAAAGAAGATAAAAATTAAAAAGAATATGAATATGAACGAATTTATGACTATACCAGGAACAACTTATATTGTCACTCCTGATTTAAAAATAATCAACTCAAAAACAAATAAGGAAAACCGTTGTACTAATATATCTGTATTAATGGATGATGGCCTTAGGCACGGTTTTAGACGTGAACGCCTAATCTATGCGGCCAAAAACAATATTAACCCGTTGCATATACCTAAATATATTATTGTAAATAAAAACGGAGATGGGATGGAGAGGTATGATTTTTATAAAAAGCACAAAAGAGGGAGTGTAAAGTGTAGATATCCGTTTGATGTTAATGAGTATGAAAAACTAATTGATTGCCTGAAAAAAAAGGAACGTCCTTTATTTATTATGAATTACATTAAAGATATAGAAAATTATTGCAAGTTTCATTTGGAGGTATCGAATGAAGAAGCGTACGAATTAGCAATAAGCGCGATTATGGCAACAATTGATAATGTGGAAAATGGCGTCTTTCCGCAATCTATAATAGGATATATACTAGGAACCTCTAAGAAAATGCTTTCCGCAAGAATAAAATATAATAAAACATTTCTTAACAAGCTCGATAAACGATATGAATAAGGACGACTTATTTAAGGTGTTTTTAATAAATGACCTGATGGATTTGCCTAATGCCGTTACTAAAATTTTAGATATGGATTTAGAAGATAGGAATAAAATATACCGAGAGTTGATTAGACTGAACGATAACGATTTGTCTTATGACTGGTTTCAAGAAGTTTACGAAAGTGATTTATCTGAAAGAAAGCAAAAAAAACAGGACTTCACACCAAATTCTCTGGGAGTATTATGTTCATTACTAACATCTCAAACCGGAAGTATACATGAACCTACTGCCGGAAATGGATCTATGATCATTGCGGATTGGTGGCAACGTTGTACGAAATTATTACCCTGGGAACATTTCCCATCTCAGAATATTGTATCATGTTGGGAATTATCTGATAGATCAATTCCTATACTTCTTTTAAACTTATCGATTAGAGGAATTATGGGGTATGTTTATCACGGGGATGTATTAACAAAAGAAGTTAAGCAGAAGTATATCCTTCTTAATCGCAAAGATGATACACTTTCCTTTTCGGAAATAATAAAAGCAGATACTAATGCCAAAATAGTACAAGAATTATGAAATTAAATGATGTATATAATAAATGGTTGTCTGTCAAGAGAAGACAAGTTAAGGAATCAACACTAAGCTGTTATCAGCTCATATATATAAAGATATTGGCTCCTAGATTTGGATCTACAGATGTGGAGACCATGAATAAGAAGGTTGTTACAACATTTCTTTATGAACTTCTTGATTCAGGCACTAAGTCAAAGAAATACTGCTCAGATATCCTTATAGTCATAAAGATGCTTATTCGCTACGCTGGTGACGAATTGGACATCAATGTTCCCGATACAGCTTGGAAGGTTATTTGGCCAACCAATAATAAGGTTGGCGTTTCAAAATTAGAACGTTACACGCAAGAAGAATATCGTAAAATTGTTGAGTATGTTATGGATAATCCATCACCTCGCAATTTAGGCATTTTATTAACAATATGCACAGGCATGAGGATTGGCGAAATTTGTGCGTTACAGTGGCGGGATATAGATATTGTTGGCAATACAATTCATGTCAATAAAACAATGGAGCGCATATATCTTCCTGGAAATATCGGTACCGACAGGAAAAAGACGGTGGTTGAGATAGGAGCTCCTAAAACTAGTTCATCAGATAGGCACATACCTATTCTTAAAAATATTTTACCCATTGTGAAAAAGTTCTATGCCGTATGTAAGCCAGATTATTATGTTTGCACCTGCTCTGAGGATTTTATCGAACCTCGAACTTTACGTACATATTATCGAATTTTTATTCTTGAAAAAGTAAAGTTAAATCATTGCATTAAATTTCATGGATTGCGACATACTTTTGCAAGTACCTTGATTGAAAATAAAGTCGATGTTAAAACTGTATCCACAATTCTAGGACATTCGGATATAAGTACAACCCTCAATGTATACGTACACCCATCAAATGAAGCCAAAATATGCGCTGTTAATGGAGGCTTAAAAGGAATATTCAGATAGTTTGGATACGGAATGATAAGAAAGAAGATAATAATTAAAAATAAATGAATCATGGAAGAAAATAAATATAAGATATTTCAAGATTATATATCTCATCTATATTCAAGCGGTAAAAGCTACAATTATATAGGTAGATATATAAAAATAGTCAAATTGTTCTTAGAGAGCGATTTTCCCATTAATAGGATAGGATATAAAAAATATCTGAAAAGCAATGCTATACTTATTATAGACGAACCCCTCACAAAAGAGGCACTATGTGATTTCTTAAACTTTTTAGGGATAGAGCATAGCAAGTCCCGCAAGGGAAAAGATATAAAGCCTCTTGAAAAATTATGCACTGTGTCGGATAAAAATAAAAAAATGATAAATGATTTTATTTATTATCTGACTCAAGAAGAAGACTATTCACCTCATACTTTACAAATTTATGCACACTCAGTCAAAAAGTATTTTGAATATGCAAATGAAATCTCAGTAGATAATTACAAACGTTTTGTCAAAATGTTAGAAGATGAAGGATTTTCACCTCAGACGATTCGTTTACGAATAACAGCTTTAGAAAAGCTAAGTAAATTTATAAAGAAACCTATTGAGTTGAAACGTCCAAAATTCGGAAGAAAACTCAATACCGAAAATGTGCCCACTGAAAACGATTACAATAAGTTGTTAACATATTTACAAACGAAGAAAAATCAAGATCATTATTTCTTTATCAAAATGGATTTGCGATTTTCTTGCGGAGATAATTATCGAATGCATGAGCACATCCGAGTTTCTGCATGGGAGGACCTTACACCTCAAATGGAATCAGTTGCATTAAAGACTAAACTTTGGGCACAGGAAACGTTTGAAGAAATCTGTGAAATGATTGATATCAAATTAGCATGTGAGGACGCAATTGAGAAAAAAGATAAGGAAGTCCGCACTGCTTTTCGTTGGGCTGTTGCTGGGTGGTTAACCTCCATTGCCCTATTTGGTATTCTGGTAGCTGCTTTTGTATTCAAATAATTCATATCACGAAAGATATTAATTTAACAAAAGAAAAAATGGAAAGAGATGATATTGAAAAAGCAGCAAAGCATTATCAAGAAAAAGATCATGATATCTGGACGGGTAAAGGCATAGCAACAGAATTACAAAAAGCCTTCAGATCTGGTGCAGAGTGGCGTATCAAAAATGTGTGGCATGATATGAAATCAGAAGAACCGCAAGTTTACGGAGAATACGAGAATGAAGTATATCCGCAAATACCATGCCTTGTAAGAGGTCAATTAAGCACAGGTTATGGGTATGGAGTCCGCTATTGGAATACAACAGAAAAAGTTTGGGATGATGAAGAATGTGATGACTTCGAGTGCAAGAAAGACGATATTGAGGAATGGGCATATCTTGATGATTTGATACCTAATAAGGAGGACTAATAATGGCTAAATATAGATACGGACTATATGAAAACTTCTTCGGTGATCAATGGTATCAAGTGCAGGTTAAACGATTTGGCATTTGGTGGGACGATGAATCATTTTCTACGGAAAAAGGTATGATGAAATACGTCGAACAATTAAGAAAGCAAGGACATATTTTAATAGAAGCTTAATTATGCGTGAAATAAAATTCAGAGGGAAAAGCACTACTTACAAAAAGTGGAAATACGGTACTCCTGTAAATTTAGAACAAGGTACAATAATCATAGAAGAAAGAGGAGTATTTAATGACGGTTCTGCATCACCTTTCTTTTCAAAATGGGATTTTGTTATGTCTGACTCTATCGGTCAGTACACAGGCTTAAAAGACAAAAATGAAAAGGAGATTTACGAAGGAGACTTGATAAAAGCACCAAGCGGACGTATTTACTCCGTTATATTCTCAACATGGAAGCATGAAGAGAAAAGAAAGTTTCCAAAAGTAATTGACTTATACGAACATACAGGATGGTGCATATCCTTAGATGGAGTTAATCCGTACGATTTATTAGATTCAGAGATATGCCAAGGGTGTATTATTGGGAATGTTTTTGATAATCCTGAATTTCTGAAGGATAACTTGTAACTTCTCAAAAAAAATATCGGACACATTATGCAGAAGAGACTAAACTAATGCCTGAACAAGTCTTGACTTGGCTATTACAGTACATCTGCTTGATAGTCTACTTGCCGATATAGCCTCATAGCAGGCACATCAGCCTCCTTAGCCGGCACACCTTCTCGTTGAAGTTGACCGGCTCAAAGTCAAGGGAGTCAACCAGGCGGTCAATCTCGCGTCTGGCTGACTCCCTTTTTAATTTTCTTATTTCTTTTTTATTCGCTTTACGCATAGCTTTTCCCGTTTATGTTTGCGGCAGTCGCATATAAACAACTGCACATCCTCGTACAACATCCTACCTAAATAACCGGCCAAATACGCTACTTCTTCACCTCCTATAGGCATTTTAAATGCCGTAGCTATATGATCCTCCAAATGGCGGCATTCGTGCTTTAGGGAGTTTAAAAACTCTTCCGGGGACGAAGTCTTGCTTATGACCATTACAGATTTCCGTAGCTTGTAATTGGAGTACGTGACACCGGTATCAAGTTTGCATGACACCAAATTATTGTAAGCCTCTCTTGCCTTGTCTTTCGGACAATCTATTGATTTCAACAAACCTATGATCTCTTCCGTATAATAGCAGGTGACACGATAAAATATATGCACCTGCCAATCGTACTTCATTATGTATAGGCCTCTTCTTATCATATTTACATCATTTCATCCCAAATAATAGGCGTTCCAGAACCGATGCAATCAGCATAGAAACGAGTAAATACAATACCATCGTAAGCATCCGGATCGTCGCAAACGTTCTTCACGTATAAAGCAGCATATTGATCGTGTGGAACGGAGGAACCAAGAAAATCAGCCTTGCACATATTGGCAACATACACATAGTCATAGCCGCCTTTCTTCTTTACATCGACGTTATATTTTTTAAGCATTTCGTCGATCTGCTCTTTTGTCCAGGGCTGTACCTTTATTTTCTTGCCAGTTCCATCTTCTTTTTCCATCATGGAAATAGCCCAATCACACATAGCCTTAGAAAAATGCCAGCCATATGCGCTTAAATAAGCTTTCATCCCCGAAGGAAAATCATCGTACATATCTAATCTCATATCTTTACTTTTTAAGAAGGGGCACAATGTCCCCTTCTGATTTAACGTCTGCGTCTGCGGTATTCCCCGGCATACCGTCCGGTTCCTCTCACGCCGCGCCTTTCACCGAAACCTTCTCCACCGCGTCTCCACATATCGCGGAATTCATCGTCGTCGTCATCGTCATCGTCTCGGAATCCCATACCGCCTTCCATTGCTTTTCTCTTGCCTTCCTTGCAACCAAGTTTATAGGCTTCTTCTATCGCTTCCATCAAGTCTTCGTCTTCATAAGCATCGAACTCTCTGAAAAGCTCTTCAAGTTTTCTATTTGATCCCATAATTATTATTTTTTAGTTGTTTCCTTAACTCCAAGCTGTTGCATCAATTGCTTGTTTAGCTCCATAAGTTCAGACATGCTCTTGCTCATATCAGACATCTGGGCCTTAAGGGTGTTGATTTCCTGTTCTTGACGTTGCTTTTCTGCAAATTCAGGATTGATCATTGTCAACATCTCATCGCAGGATGCTATCACGCTGAGGTCATAGTCCCGACTATTAACCCTATCCAATCTTTTTTGTTTTATCATGGATATTTCATTGTTCATCGCATCGCGGGAACATGAGACAACAAGATTCCCGTTTTGCCCAAAGTCGGCTATATCACTACCGGAAGGAAGATTCTGAAACGTCGTGTTCTGACCATTAATATTAGCCACGACATCTACGACCATCTCCATCTGAGGTATCTGCCCCATAGGAGCGGGCATAGGATATTTAGGCTTGGGTGCAGAAACGCTTACCACAGAACCAATCTCTATGAAATGTTTGGCTTCCTTATGAAGAATATACAACTGATTATTTACTCGAAGATTCTGAAACATGATTGTTTGATTTTAAAGGAGTGTGGTTATTGCAATTTTTACAACAACCACAGAACTCCATGTTAATTACTACTTGCTTCGCAAAGAAGCCGTTTCTGCTGTAGGAGCCGGAGTCGTTGTCGGTCTATATCCACCATTAACAAGATACAATTCGTTCGTGTATTTGTTGTAATGGATCTCATAGATACCCGGACCGGCAAGGTTCTCTACTCGCACAGGCACATCGCCGTAAGCCATCAACGGTCTCGTGTCCCCGTTCGTCCCTATCAGAATGGGCAGTGTTGCTGTTGTTCCAGCCGGGATAGCTTGACGGAGATTGACATAGAAACCGCCTACATAATCCCGGTTACGAAACGCATGGTTCGGAAGCTCTAATGTCACGTTCTCCGTCCCTACCGTCACAGCCACCGTTGGCAAGGTGTTAAAGTTTGCCCTGCCAAGTGAAGGGAACGGAAAAGGAAATCCTGTAAAAAAGTTAGGCCACATAATTACCTCCTTTCTTACCCGGATCAACCCCAGTAGTTATTGCAACCACATCCGTAACCGCCGCGTCCATAAGCCGCGTCACCTGCATAGGCACCGAAAGCGGCTGCACGATAGGTTTCCGGGTTATACACCTGCAACTGTGGATAAGGAACGGATACCGTTGGAGGCATCTTGCACTTGATACCGTCTACATCACTTTGCAATGCCTGCAAGCCGGCTACCAACGGCGCGATCTGCTGACCGAAGTTGCTCAAGATTGTTGCATTCTGATTACGCTGAGAGATTTCCCCCTCCAAAACTGCAATTCTTGCATCCCTTGCAGCAAGGGCTTCCTGCTGACGGCGTGCCTCTGCGGCATCCATCTTGGCTACAATAGCCTGGAATCCTTCACGGTAAGCGTCCGACAAAGAACGAGTATTCCCTTCCATTGTACGTGTAAGCGTATTCATGTTTTCGCAACTCGCTAAGCGACTTTCATACCCCTGTCGTTCAATCGCAGTCTGCGTTTTGCAGCAACAATCGGCTAATTGAGCAGAGATAGATTGATTGCCCTGCATAATTGCAGTAATGATACTGTTGGTATTCTGTCCCATCTGATTGCCTAGACCGCATATTGCCTGAGATACAGAGTTAATACCAGCAAGGATTTGGTCTGAAGATAAATTCAACGCCTGGGCAAGTGATGCGATGTCCACACCGTTGCGATTAAGCATTTGCATAATCATGTCTCTTCCTTCATTGGCACCCTGATTGTTGTTTCCTCCAAAACCGAAGTTGCCGTTGCCAAAGATGGCAGCAATCACAATCAACACAATAATGTCCTGAAAACCGCCGTTGTTCCCGAAGAAACCACCGTTACCGCCTCCACCGTTCATTAATCCCATGAGGTAACCTGTGTCAATACCTCTGTTCTGCAAAGACGGAAGGATTGATGCAAGTAAACCGTTACTCGTTCCACCTGCCCCGTCTTGATTAAATACATAAGTTTTTTCCATTGTATTTTAAATCTTAGTTACGGTCAATATCAACCGCATCGCAAATGTCGCAAAACAGTAATTGTATTGAATGGTAGAATGTTGTAGGCTTGTTGTAAAGTTGTTGTTAAACTGTCTGATTTTTTTTACTTGTTCCCTTATCTTTTCTGTATTAGCCTCCTATAAAAACTATGCAATGTTTCTTCATAACAAATATGTTATCTTAATTTACAAACACCTTAATGGCATATCAAGCGACTCACGTATATTCCTAACTATAACCTTTAGCAGATAATTTCTGCGTATTCTGTCAGGGTAGATATTTTTCAACTTGTTGATCGATTGCTGCGTAAATCCGGTAAATGACGATATTTGAGATTCACTGAATTTATATTCAGATAGTATAACAACCATGATACCGCGTGAATCAACAATATCACTTCGTTTACACTTTGACAGTATCAGGTCTTCTGATACTTCTGTCTCTTTAGAGACAATTCTTAATATTTTGGCAAAGATTTCAGATTTACACATAATGTTTGAATTTTAGTTATATCTTTGCCTTCGCTACATAAAACTTATCGCACATAATGCAACAAAAGCATAGACATTCATGTTGAAGATATTAAGTCCCCAACGTGCGAGTGTCTATGCTTGTGTATCAGTTTTATGTAGCAGTTAAACGTGATACGTTGGGGGCTTTTATTTTACTTCCCAGCCCCATAGGAAGAGACTATGAACAAAAGTCTACTTACCAAATTCTATAATATAGGCCTACCCCGATATACGGAGAAAAGCCACTTCTGCCTATCCCATATCCACCTATTACTCCTAATCCCCACCGACGATCTTTCTGGTAGACGATCTCCCGTTTATGATAGATTATCATCGAATCGAGATTGGGTCTATAACCGCTGACTACCGCCCTATACAAATCTGTCTCATAAACCTTTCTCTGGATTGGTAACGGGATATAAATCGTGTCAAGTTCTTTTACCGTGTCATCCTTCTGATAAACGAAAATCGGGTAAGGTAGCTCGATTTCCTCTACATCAAGAATGTAAGAAGGTTCGGGAACAGATTTGTTGATCGTGTCTGTTTCCTTGACTACCTCTATTTGCTTTTCTACCGAATACCTTCCAGCAAAAAAACAAGCAAAGCAAAGAGCTAAAACAGATATGGCATACCAGGCTTTCATTTCTTGATGATGATCTGTTTTCTTTGTTCTCCTTCTAGCTTTAGCGAAACATGAAGGAAGTTATTTTTACGGTACAAGATGGCCTGATCGAACGGCAAACCGGAATCTTCCAATACTTCCAATAAATCACCGGCCTTTCCATCAATACTCAAATCGGCTGCTTCCCCTTTTTGATGTTGAGATGTAGGGACACCCCCCACTGCCGCATTCAACTCTGGGCATCTGTAGCCTGAATTAATGGAGATAGGCTTACCGATAGCATCCCGTAATGGTTGTAGCAATTTTGCACACAGATTGGTGATAGCCAGTTTCTCACGCGATCCCGGATCATTCTTTATTCCTTTTGTAATAGCAGTATCGCTATGCATAAATTCTTCCAATGTAAAATTCTCTGTTATATTCATTTCCTATCCTCCTTTTTCTTTACTGATTTCATATATTCTTCAAGATAATTTACTTTACTTAGAAACTTAACCGATCCAACCCAATACAAAAAGGCTATAACTTTATTGTCTGGATATACCGTGTGCATGTTTTTCAGTATATTCAGACCATAACAATACACTACTACCCACGTTATCCAACTGACAAAGGCTTTTGTACTGTCTTTATCCTGCTCCATCATTATACCAATCCAAAAAGCAATAAGCAGGATCAAAAGGTAAATCAGAAGATAGATTATCGTCCTAAAAAATTTACTTTTCCTAAAACGCAAATCATCGGCTGCCAGCCCCCAGAACATATCTATGGTAGCCATTACAGGTATTACTATAAGAAAATGCTCGATAGGTGCGAAAAAATCTAACATTGAAGCAATTACCGCAATAGAAACAGCCTGTACCCAGCCGGTAAAATCTTGTATATATGGAATTAATCTTTGCATAATATCACATATTGAATAACACGGTAAAATAAGTGGATAATAAGGCAGCTATCTCAATCCAGAACATCGGCTTGCTCTGGTAGAACTTATACCAAAATGTGCCCTCTTTTTCTTTGGCAATGCTTAATGCAGTATACCCTACATAGGCAAGCCATACTAACAACATTGGCCAGAGGTTCAATGCCACCCAAAGTTGCGATCCGGCAATACAGATGATTGCTCCAGCAGAATGTATCTTGCTCTCATAATCATCTTTGAAATTGGGAGCTGAACCAACAAAGAACATGCCAGCACAGGACAGAAATGCAACCCATTCCGTGTTTGGTTTACTTACCTCCAATATTGCAGGCATCAATAAACCGGCAGTCAGCCACATTGTTGCCATAAACCACAATTTATGCTCCAGGTAGTAATAGGTTGCACTTATGGAATAAGGTACACCCTTAGTCTTTACACACACGGCAGCCGTGTAGGCCGCAATAACAAGCATTGAAATAATCGTCAAAATAGTTATCATACCAATCTTACATTTATGTTAATCAATTCTTTCAAATGGGCATATACCGGATTAATCGTACCATAAAAGCAGTAATATTTCTTCCTTACACCGTCTTCCATTTCCGTGTAATACTTTTCCTGTTCAAGCGTCATGCCTGGCGCATAGAGTTTGGGATCGTATTCCGTGCCTTTGTGATTTTCGTCCATGCGCTCATAAAGAGCAGCCGTATCTACCGAAGGAGGATATATTTCGAGAACCGGATTTATCGGTTGCCGGACTTTCCATAACCAGTCATCGTTAATTACCCGGTTGCCGGTATCCAACTTCCCGTTAATAAATTCTTTCCATTCCGCATGTGCGTATTTGGCACTAATCGCTTCATCATCCGTCAGTGACATTGCAGACACAGATTTACGGGTGATACGGGATAACTGCTTCTCTGAATCGTGCGTTTCCGTATAGTTTACGGCTTCCTGTAATTCGGCTGTTGTTCTATGGATTACATCGGGGTAGCCCGTCACCTCAATCGCTTCTACATCTTCCACTGTCTCGGCAGCTTCAATATCAGAGAGTAACTTTTCTGATAGACCTATACAGATATCATTGTAGTCTGCCATCTCATTGAGAGCTTCCAATAACAGAGATGATTTATACGATTTCCCGTTTACTTCAACCGTATCTTTTCGGGCACACTGGTCTTTTAGAGACAAACGGTCGTATGTATATACATCGTTGTCCTCTATGTAATAGTGCCGGTAGTCGGTGTTGTAGACTTCCTGACGCTTCAAGTCTTTTGCAGTTTGAAGTTTTTCTTCCGGTGTCGGTTCGGGAATAGGCGTCAATTGCATATTGAACACTTCTTCTACGGATGCACCTTCGTTTGCCTCTTTAAAGGCAATCTGTTCTTCTGTCAGCAAAACGTACTTTCCTGCAACGTAATCCTCCCATGTCGTGCCGATATCGTAGTTTGCTGTATCAAGCTTTTCCGGCATTGTGACATATATGTTTGCTGCGTCTTTTTGTATATATATATATTTACTCATATCGCTTATATTTGTTTTTATTCTTCGTAAGCCCAGTATCGGATCAGGACGGTACCGTCACCACCGTTACCTTCTGATCCACCACCGCCACCATAACCACCACCACCATTTACTCCACTTCCTTTACCTTCTTCATAGTCAGATACTCCTGCTTTTCCATATCTTTCACCTCCACCACCGCCACCACCGGCAGCATTCCGTTTACCTGAAGATTCCCCAAAATCTCGAGTCGTATGACCTTGTCCTATACCTCCTTCATGAGCGCTGCCGTTTGATCCATTACTACCATCCGAACCGCCATTACCTCCTATAGAACCTCCTCCACCGCTACCTGAACCGCCATCTGAATGCCATGGACTATTTTCGTATCCATACATACTCCCTCCATAAGCTCTATAATTCGAGTTTAGAAATTGCGAGTATCCACCATCATTAGGTGGAGTATTATTAGAACTTCTACTACTTCCTTTGCCAACTATTATTGAAATTAACTGACCCGGTATAACAGGGATAGCATCACCATCTCTCCATCCGGATGTATCTTTTTTAAAGGTTTTTGTATATCCTCCAGCTCCTCCTGTATCTGTATATCCTCTATTGCCTCCGCACCCACCACCGACAAGAAACACATCAACCTCCGTACATCCAGGTGGAACCGTCCATGTGTAATTTCCTGCCGGATAAAACCGCTTCTGAAAGAATACTAACTTCTTACTTCCTATCGTCCTTCTTCTCAACATATCAATCCTTCTCTTTAACGGTTATTGAATACATGACACCACTCGTAGCGATCTTCAAAATGGACATCTCGAAAGGCACGCCGGAAGTAGTGGTAATAGAACTACCGGACATTGATCTAAAACTGCCAGTAGTAGGGATGGGCTGCGTAAAAGAAGCGGTAGGATTACAATCAAGATATATCTCTTCGCCTACATTCAATGCCCTTGCAGACTCATTTATCGACAGGTTTGAAGCGGAGGATAGGGTAGCCTTAACCAACCTCTTGCTTGTCGGTATATTCACAAGAGTGGTGACAGCATTACTCCCTGTGCCGAAATTTACTATATCATCCACCCTCTTCTTGTCCTCCGCCGACATATACCCCGCTGTGGCGGGGGTGGCGGTAGGGGGAGTGCGGTATTGACCGTTGTCGGAGAGGTATTTTGTACCATCACCGTTATTAACAAGATTCATGGAATTCCAGGCACAGACATATGTTTTATCGTCTGTATAAACGGAAATCCTCTTTACATTTACTACTAAATTTGCATTTAACTCAAAGCTATTAAGTCCAGACATATTGATAGTCAACCCATATGACTCTTCATCCTTTGTCATACTAAAAGGGAAATACACAGTGTTAACACGTGCTAAAGACACTCTATTTTCATAAGCATCAACTACCTTTTGATAATTTTCCTCAGATAATGCACCACTTTCATTTGGAAATAAAGTTGTCAAGTCAAGGTACTGATTGCTCGCCACTATCTCCGACCACGCCCCATTGTTACGCCCGTAGGTTTTTCCGTCCTTTGGAGCATCTACCGTAATAGCCGCATCTTCTCCTGCTGGGCCTTGCGGACCTTCTGGACCTCGATCTCCTTTATCGCCTTTCGGGCCCTGTTCTCCCGTAGGACCTTGAGGGCCAGGATCGCCTTGAATACCCTGCAAACCTTGAGGACCTATATCACCTCTTTCACCTTGAGGTCCTTGAGGACCGGTATCACCTTTGTCGCCTTTTGGACCCTGAGCACCTTGAAGCGGACCATTGTTTTTCCACACGGAATTGATTGCATCATAAATATAAATGTCGTACGGAGCACCTTTACCAACGCCATAAGCATCACCAGCTTGTGGGGAAACTATTCCAGACTCTAATTCTTCCTGCGTGCTAAAATATCCAAGTACCTTAAAACCACTTCCCGTATCTCCTTTATCGCCTTTTACTCCCTGCTCGCCTTTAGGCCCAACAGGGCCTTGTGGACCAGTTTCGCCAATAGGTCCCTGCGGGCCTGTTTCTCCTTGAATCCCTTGTTCTCCTCTAAGACCTTGCGGACCAATATCACCCTTTTCACCCTTCAATTCTGCCTTATCTTCTTCCGTCAAATCAGAAAAATGCAATTTCAACTCGTCTTTCTGTTCCGGCGTTAGATCGGAAAACTTCAACTTCAAATCATCGTAAGGGACAAGTACACGATAAGCTGTATCTTCTTCACTGGTGTACTTCCATTCAATGCCTGTGCTACCAGTACGAAAAACAGGAGTATCACCGGCAGTACCTTTCAGATCGGACAAAGCGACAAGATTCTGCCAATTACCGTCCGTATAACGCCATTGGATATAGGTTTTATCCTGATTTACCTGCAAGAATACTTCACGTCCATCTACACCCTTCAAGACAGACAGAGCAACACGTACAAGCTTATATGTGCTACCCAACACCTGAAAGGCGGGAAGAGAGGATACACCGGTAAGTGAACTTACCTCTTCGTACTGCCCCGGATCTTTCGCCGTAGACGCAATCAAATCCTCCACCGCTGCCGCAATCTTCTGCAAGTCTTCCGGCGTGATCGTTGTCCCGTCTGATAATATGATATCTCCTGCTGCCATAGGTGTTAATCTATTTTATTCCTCTGTTCAAAAATTGATTTTGCATCCGCCAATGCCGCTGTATATATAGCCTCGCTATCTGCATCCGGTATAGACTTGTCAAATGATATATTCTTGGTCCCGTCTGCATTGATGATTATGTAGCCAAAACGAACATCTGCCTTCTTGACTGTACCCGTTACCGACTTAACGTTTTCCCCTTCATCCTGTGTGATATTGTACTGTACTTCGTAACCTGCCACATTGTTCAGGTATGTGCTCTTGACCACTGATGATACTTGTTCGAGTGCCATAACTTATTCCTCCTTATCTTTAGTTTCCACTTCTGTCGTTCCGGCTTCAACAGCCTTTGCTATAATGATTTTAAACGACGTACAGATTATTTTCATCATCTGTTGATAGTCATTATCTGATATTTCTATTGCCCCCGTTGAATGGTAGATGATATGTGCCAGATCATACATCGGAACGGATTCTGCGCTCTTGATTATCGCATCTCCAATTTCATGTGTCAAATCAGCCTTCTGAAACTTATCTACACCATATTCTACATTTAACTCTTTGAAATTTACTTGTTTCATAATGATTTGTTTTTTTTAATTATTTATCCTAATGAAATTTTTAATATATTTCCATCTCTCCAAACCATTCCCAATGATTTTGGATCTATGGTTGGAATTGAAGTAAGAATCAATCCTGTTGATAACGAACTTAAAATTTTTCCATTAACATCATGGACGGAAAATCCTGCTATCCCCATTGAATACCTGTATACTGTAGAACCAGAACTGCTATTTCTCAAATACATGTGTAAAGCTGGAATTGACTGATAACCAGAAACATTATCAAATTTAAATTCAGTCACTAATGAATTAGAATTATTAATCATTTTAAAACTTCTTTCTGAAGGGTCAATAACAAATCTATTTCCATTATTTGATGATTGAATTTTTCCAGTTATAGATAGATTCCCACCGATATCCCAAAAAACATTTTTCTTAGCTAACCATCCCGCACCATCATGCCCCAAACGTATAGCAGAATTTGCTCTATCTTCCCATGAGCTCCCCGCCCAAAATGCAGGACCTGTAATATCAGGAGACATACCCGCTAAACAGACAAAGGATGAATTAGAACCAGATCCCATTTCTATACGCCTATTTAACCTCATTTTGTTTGATCCAAAAGAATAAAATGCACCGGTTATATCTGTCACGGAATCTAATTCACCTTCAACACTATCAACTCTATTCCCTAAATTATTTATATTGATATTTAAACCCTCTGCTGTTTGATTAACAAAACTCTCACTTGCAAGTCCTTTTACAGAAGATGATATCTGGCTACTTGTCCAACTTGTTGTAGCATATCCAACTAAAGCTCCATCAACATAAGATCCCACCTCGGTTTGTATTTTACTACTTGTCCAGGACTGAGTAGCGTAATCCCTTCGTACAACTTGCTGGAATTCATCATATTCTTCCTTAAACGAAGTAAGTTCTGCTTTATCTGCCTTTAAAGATAAAGAGGTATCATATTTAGTATAAATTTTACCGGTCTCGGCATCAACATAATCTTTAGTTGCACGTAACTTAATTTCTTCTTCGTTTTGTGTGATTTGAGTTTGTAGATGTACAATAGCATCCGCAATCTCATCAGAAAACAGCCCTACACCATAAATAAGTATCTCACCAGTGAACCTCAGTTCAAAATCACCTTTCCCGTTCCATTTCCCGACCTTAGACAGCTTTTGATAGCTGTCGCTTTCCGATAGCTGCTCTTCATGATACAACTCAGTTCCTGGAATACCGAAACCGCAAGAACCGGGACGGAGCACCTTATAGAACAAAGAGAAAGAATACGTCTTTTCTTCTTCTTCCGTGTGATCCGGGATATTCATTATAGCATTCTGCTGAAGGATATACGTGTTCCTTATTCGCAGAACGTTTTGACCGTTGTCATTATAAATATCGGCAACTTGATCCTTTTCTACATAGAAGCTACCATCCAGCCAAAGATATTCTCCACCTACATTGATAAAATGAACGTTATTTGCGGCTGTCCAATAGTTTGTATTCTGGCTGAAAGAAGAGTTTACAAGGATGTTACCACCTTCTGCGGATATGTCGTTACGGATGCCATCAATAAGGCTTTCAAATTTGCCGTTCATGGCAATAAAGGTCTGCTCAATGGTATCTCCATTTTGAAGAATGAATGTCGAGTTTTCAACGTATATCCCGTTCAAATAAGCCCCATAACCAGACAACTGATCGCCTCTCTGTGTCCTGATTCCTGTCAGGTGTCCAATACGGGCTTTCAACTTGCCTTCGGTGCTGGCATCAGTAATACCATCGTACACATCGATAAATGGCGCACCGCTATCGGCCGTTGTCAGATATATCAATCCCTGCCGGTCCGTATCTTCATTGTTACCCCAACGAAGGGCAAAATCTCCGGCTTCCGGTTGCCCTGTCCCTTCTATCAGAGGAATAGCTATATCAAAATAGTCACTGTCTACACCGATACAACGTCCGAAAAGATACTTGATACTGGTCGTTCCCGTCCGTGTCTGTATTCTGACACCGTCACCCTTACGCAGGTTCATAAGCATAAGACCATCCATATCGTCCATATAACAGCGATAACGGTCAGACATCACTTCTACTCTGGCTATTTTGTTGATGTCAGAAACAATCTGGCTACCTCCTAAACCGTAAATCTGGGAATAAACAATCTCGTAAGCAGTGAATGTCTTTCGAATAAAGAGGTTGTCCATCTCCCCAGTGGCCGTCGGTGTGTCTATCTGCCATCCCCAACCGGTAAAACCGGATGCAAAAGTTGGCGATCCGGTATTGCCCCCCACATAGATATCACTCCTCACACGAAGCGAATCCAATATGGCGGCGCCCGTACTCTGGATCTCCCAGCCTTTACCTTCCCAGCCGTCTATGAAAATGGAAGAGCCGATCTTCTTGTCAAAAAGTATATTCCCGTGGGCGGTATCGTCGATATCTTTGCGAAGATACATATCACTTATGTCTACATAAGCCTTATTTATCTCATATAGTGTACGCAGTGCGGAAAAAACATTTTCATCTGAAGCAGCAGTAGCATCATCCTTTTTCACGATATAAACACCAAAGCCGCCACCTTGATTCACATAAGTATTCCCTTTAAACTGAATATTATCTAACTTTTGTTCCAGTTCCCCTAATCGGGAATAGGCTGCACTTTCCCCGATTGTGTATACAGGGGAATCGTAGGGGATATCCAACTTCTTCTCAAAGCCGATTACACGAGAGATACGACCGTTCTCAAAATACGCCTTATTTATAAGGTTTACTTTTTGCCCTGGCAACAGGTTGATTTCTTTTTCTGGATTTAACAACCCATTGTTTTCATCATAACCGGAAACCCGATAAGAATTAAGACTGCATGTATATGTCGAAGGATCAGAAACGACCTTGTCCTTATATGCAATCGTTCTTTCCAAAAGTTCCTGTTCAGCCTGTGGAATTAGAGCGTCATTTACATAACGGGTATCAAAATTGTACAAGATATATTTATTCCCTATACCTGGAATAAGTGGGCTTTCTGGCAAAGTCTGTCCATAAGTATCATTGCGTACTATTTCAAACACTTGCGCTTCCGGGTTATCTTCCGGCAATCTTTCCGGGTTGAATTCCAATGCAAAATCCATTCCCGAAAGGGGACCGGTCTGAAATATGACGTGCAAGTCCTGTCCGGGAAGAATATATTCTTTTTTAAATGTCAAATTCGCATCCTTGAACCGATATACAGTGAATGTGATAGGATCGCCAGAATCATCCTCATCCGTGATTTCCTTAGGAATTACTTCAGTTATCGTTCCGGTCACACGAGGATAGATGTCCTCAAAGATAATGACCGCTTCAACAACCTGCTCTTCCTCCAAGCCTTCGATAACATCCACATACGGAGTCCCAGCAGGAAGCATCAGTCTTTTTTGGACTACACCCTCTACGACTGCCCCCGTTTCTCCCTTCCGATAGTCAGAAGGGAGATTTCGAGACGATCCAAAAGCATATAGTCTTGTTGCAAAAATATCCTGACTCTGGCTCCTTGACATTGAAGATATTTCCTTCCCTATTTCCAAGTTTACAGGTTCCCCATGTTCCAAATGTCCAAGATATATTTTATCCCCATCAACCCACCATTCACATTCCCATGCCTCCGCTATTTTTGTCAGAGCATCTATGATGTTTGTGTTGTTATACTGCACAAATTTAGCTACAGGATCAACAGTGCTATCCACTATAGCTTGATATTCCTTGCCTTTAAAAGTAAATCCTATTGCCCGGAGATTGGAAACGACAATGCTCAAATGCGCTTCCGGGGAACGGGTAAGGCTCCAAGATGCTTCTTTATTTCCTTGTCGATCATAAAAAAGTATATGATTCTTCCATCGATAATAATGTGATTCTAGCCTAAGTGTATAATCATATCCACCATTAGAAGTATTAAATGTTGGGTATACTTTATCTGTTATATAATAAAGCGAGCCTTCATAATCCACATTGTCGCCTATCTCCAATTGTACCGGAGTTTCTAAAGAGAATACAATACTAATATAATCCTCTTTCATCAGTTCAAATCGATGTAATGAACTCGATCCTATTGATACTGACAACTTGATTCTGCCTGATATGTCCCTTATATCAATCATATGTTCAAAGTTCAGGGATAAAAAAAGGAAGTCCAATTTTCTGAACTTTCTAAATACGACAATAATATGATTGTCGTGAATTAATCTCTATCATCAGGATTAGGCTCTTCAAACTTAACAGATAACCGGCTGTTCATACGCGACCTGTCAAGAGCAAAACTCGTAGATTTTTTATGAACAAGAATAAAGGACATGCCAATAGCTGGAACCCGAACTATAACTTTTCCCTTCTGGAGTTCCGAAACGAACTTTGCATAATTGGATAAATATTCTTCGGGAGTATCGCCGTGAATATTAAATGTCAATGTCACATCACGACTTGAAATTTTAGGATTGTTATATATTACCATCTTCCCGTTTTCAAGGCGGCTTTCGCTTTCTATAAAATCCTTATTGCCGGCAGGAGTAAGAAGGTTCTGAATAAAGCTTTCCCCCATAGCAACCCTATATGTTCCCCAAGCATCATTACTGTTTATAAATAAGTCTCCCAACATAATCTATAATATTTTTGCAGTTCCGTCATTTATAATATCGACCTCACATCCTCCGATATTTACAACTAATATCACGGAATAGTTAGTTGCTTCTATTTTAGCCTTTCCCCCGTGCATGAGCATTACCTTATGAACCTTTGTATTATCATCATAAGACAAGCTCGCAATGGTATTTCCTACTACTGCAACATTTGGTTTATTGCAGAGTTCAATATATCCACAATCCACATAAACCCCAAACGGTTTCACATTCTTGGCCATCCCCCTAAATGATTCTAGGGGTGGATAGTTGTTATGTTCGCAAAACTCCCGACCTTGTGGGGAAAAGAAAAGCCAACACAAACTTTTCCAGTCTGTAGCTTTTCCTGACTCACAACAAGCACCTAAAGAGATTGCTTTCTGCATTATATCATGAACTTTCATACTATAAATTATTTGTATTGTTTTCTATCTTTGTCAACTTGGAAACTACTTCTTTTAATTGCTTTACCGTATCTCCGGTATTATCACTAATTTGCTGCAATTCTATATATATATTAGCCATCATCACGCGAGTTTCATCTGCAATATCATACAATGACGCAATTCTTATATTTATCGAATCAATACTTGCACTTATATACAGCAGATTTGCAATCTGGTTAGAACTCTGCAAATACAAAAGAATTTCTTCCCCAATCATTTGCAAAGCCGTAAATCGCCCATTCAATTCATTCGCTGAATCTTGAGACATTACTTCAAATCCTCCGCTTGTTGCCTGTTGCTCATATTTGCTTTCATCCTTTAGCCATTTGCCAGAATTTTCAAATATTTCTTGTGCCTCCTTGTCCATCTTTTCCTTCAACTTATTCAATTCGGCTTCTTCCCAAGGTGATATAATACCATCGGACATATAGTCGGCCAACTGCTTCATGAAATCTTGAACCGAAGGAGACAGCTTCTTTTTTAAAAACTCTATGATAGCGGTTTTAATGAGTGTTTGAACAGCTTTAGCGGATGATTCTGCGGCATTTTCTCCTGTAGCCCATGCGTCGGCATAGGCCTTAGCAAACTCATCAATAGCGGACATAACATCTGTCCCAGTGATGGCCTCTATCGCTTTCTCCTTATTCTCTTCAAGTTGAGCATTAATATCGTCTAATTGTTTCTGCCACTCTTTTATACGATTGTCATCTGATTTTTTCTTGTCTTGTTCTTCTTTGATTTGTTGCTGAATAAGAAGTTTTTGTTGCTCAAGAAGTTTATTTTGCTGATCTATTAGTTGAGAAGCATCAGTCGAATAGGCTTTTTCTATTGATCGGCCTAATTTTTCATATGATGCATCAAGTACATCAATCTGATCCTGTAATTTCTGGATGCGCTTTTCATTCTTTTTATCATGAATTTTAGCGATAGCGGAAGCCAAGGAAGAAACGACGCCAATAGCTGCTCCGGCTGCGGCTCCAATGGGGCCAAACATTGCTCCGGCTTTTTCTCCAACCATACCCAACTTTTTCCCGATAGAAGCCGCTAATTCTCCAATTTTTTCTCCAGACATAGCACCCTCCATTCCTGCAGAAATAGAGTCAAATATAGTATCAAAACTATCAGCTATATTTTCAAAAGCACTAATATCAAAAGAATCACTCAATTTCCTAAATGAATTTGACAAAAATTGGACCGAAGAAGTAACCTCATTTACACCTTCATTTATAAGCTGCAATGATTCCGTTAGTTTCTTAGGATCATTCCCTGCGGCGAAAAAACGTTTTAAGCCTTGTGTTACTTTATCAAATGCAGGCTGTAAAGTCTCTGCTTGATCTTTTACTCCCCTTAGCGATTCACTGGCCTGCCGTATAGCTTCCGGTGCTTCTTGCCAGCGTCTAAATTCATCTTCTGTTATACCGAGTTTAGAGCCAACAGTTGCGTTCCATTTACCATTGTTGATAAAATCAAGTGCTTCCTGACCTTTTGAAGCAAGTTCTTGCAGCTCCTTCAAAGATTTATCGCGCATATCTCCAAAAAGAGCAATAATAGCATTTGAAGAATTTTTGGTCTTAATTTCAAGATCAAGCAATTCTTTATCCCATTGCTTACCAAGCATCAATTTTTCGCCTTCCGTTTCAGCATTAGCGATCTTTTGACCATATTCGACTGCAAGAGCCATTTTCTTCTCCTGATAAGAACCATATTCTTTCAAATAATCATTCATAGCCTTACGCTGGGCTTCAACCTGCTCATATTCCACTTCTTGAGTAGAACGCATACGGGTAGTTTTTGCCTGCGTAACGGCCGTTTTTATTTCAACAGTCTGCTCTTGCGTCAGTTTTCCTCCTTGCGCCTCCCTCCATTCCTTTTCCTTTTTACGGATAGCTTCTATTTCACGATCGTAATCATACTCTATTTGGGCAATGCGCTTATCGGAACCTTCCTCCATCAGATCAATCCGGGATTGCTCGTTACGACGTTGAAGTTCTAATAGTTCGTTATTTATTCTTTCCTGAACCTGTTTTTGTTTCTCTGCTTCTTTTTTCTGCTTTTCAGTTTGTTCCTTACCGATAGAGGCCTTATTAAACGCAACATATTCATCTCGCATTTTCTCCAGTGCAGATCCTCCTATATTTGCGGCATCAGCAGCAGCAATCAATTCTCCTTTAGCTTCATTTACCCTTCTATTGTACTCTTCTTGATCTATGATGAACATTGATAATTGTTTATCCAGATTAGATAGAGTTTCTTTATATGTGTCAATAGCTGAGAGGTCTTTAAATAATATATCTGTCTCAGGTGTAGATGTTATCTTATACGCCCCTATTAATTTATCATTTGATTCATTCAATGCTTTAATTTGCTCATTCGCATTATTGAGCTTTTTAGTATATAAACCTATTTGATCTGTTAAGGCAGCAATTGCAGGGGCATTGCTATTCCACATATCATTGCTTTTCTGCTGTTTTTCTAATTCCTTGTTCAATTCAACAAGTTTTGCTTGAGCTTCATTTCTCCTATTAATGGCATCCACCATTTTATTCTCATTTTCAGAAATTTGATTTGATATAATTTTAGCAGAAGCGACATCTTCCAAGCTTTTATATAGATCATCATAAGCGTTTTTAGCATTGCCAATTAATATTATTTCAGTTCTTAAATTTCCGAAATAATCTGGGTATAACTCTTGCAATTTTTTAGCAGCAGCTGTTCTTTCATTAATTGTTCGAGTTGCATCTTGGGTTATTTTATATAATATTTTGGCTTGAGCAACCTCCTCCGCAGAACTTCTTGCAGAATCTGAATGTAAGCTGTTTAATATTTTTTGTGTTTTTGTAACTGAATCTATTGCATTATTTAGTCCAAACAAATTCTTCGTCCATTCAATAATATCTTTCCCATACATCGAAAGTACAGTAATACCTACAAC